ACACCGCGATGGTGTCAGAGAAGTGACCATGTATTCGACTAACGGCGCGAGCTAAAGCTAGAAAGACAGCAGTCTCTAGCACAAACGTAGTTGCGTTCCCCATCGAGGACATTTTGGCATAACACCATCCTGTCCCATCCGGAAATTCCCCACAGGGGGAACGGACGCAATCTAGCAACTGAAACCAACCTTGCGGGAGTAACTCCTTAACCAGTGCGTAGGACACAGTGTCCGAAGCGTTCGACAGGTCGATGGTAGCATGGCTTCCCGTGAGGGAGGCTGTAATGCATAACCGCCTGTTACGATCTTGGTCGTCAATGGAATTTCCGGCGCCACGAAGGCGTGTACGGATAATGCCATCTAGACCGAGCTGGAGGTAGACATTCCCAGTAGGTTCAATTGCGATGGGTCGATCTCTCTTCCCATCTTTAGGCACCGTAGTGATTCGATTGAAGGTATAGGAGTTGTTTATAATGTTTCTCGCGAAACATTTCTGGTCGATAATTTTCCACTTAGGTATGTTATACCGTTCACGGTAACTATCTTCCAGAGCTCCTAGCCATCGCTCATCACTGAGGATGCAGTCAGTCAAGAGGTCAGAAGCCTTAGCTGTACAGGCGTAGGGCCACTCCGCGAACTTAAAGTAAGCGGAACGGCGGTCATACGGCTGTGTCAGGGAAGACCCAGGACCATGTCTAGCATTTTCGGATATCTCGCTCGGCATAGGTGGGGCTCCTAATATGGATGCCATTTCCTCCTTTGCTGTCGCGAAGAGCACAGTTTTGAACAGATCCTCCGAGAGGCGTAACTGAGAATCCAGAGTCTTGATAGACTCCAAACAATCAATTGTACGCTGCGCGGGTGAGACGAGCTCTAACTTATCGTGCTTTTTAATAACCGAACCGAGCAAGCGGACCGCCGCGGGATCTCCCCGAAACGGCCGCTGCCACCGATTGATACACTGTAAACCGATGACATCATCCAAAGCATGGTATTCTTTAATATCCCGTCGTCTAGCGACGCCGGAGATAGTAGAATACAGCTCGGACGACAAGTCGGATTGCAGAGCTCCACAGAGCAGACCGAGTATCTCCCACGGGTAATCCCGCGGGACTCGGACTGTCTGAAGGCGAATGCGTCGGACCCTTACCGGGTCTTTCGCTACCTCGGGCATTTGGCCCGTCAGCATCTTCGTATTCACGAGTTT